AACATCACGGTTTGGTGATTTACCCGGGTGATAATTTTTGGGAAAGATTTTTGCGCGGATTGGGCATTTGTTGGAAGATTTTGCCCCGGCCTAAATGCGCAGATTGGGGTGTGGGGAGGCCCGCCCTCTCGCCCGTCTCTCTCCCCTCCCAAAATATTGCGTCGAGCTAACCCATTGAAAATAAAGCAATGTCCGAGTTTGTCGCAACGGATGTCGCGAAATGTCGCGAAATGTCGCAAGCCCTTATTGAACGAAATCAATGACTTACGAGAAAATACCAGCGTTTTCCGCAACACTTGCGACATTGCGTTTTGTCGCGACAAAAACGGTCGTATGTCGCGAAATGTCGCGAGTGTCGCAAAATGTCTTCAATGATTTCAAGCGCTTAACTTTGCGTTTGTCGCGACATGTCGCAACGTTTGTCGCACCGAGCATAGTCGGACATTCCTTTCCCCCCCCTATAGGGGGGAAATGTCAGATGCTTTGAAACTGGAATGTCCTAAAGGGCTAGCCCTAGCCCCACCCAAGCGTCCATGCCGACCACGGCCCGGCCGGCACGCAGATCCATAGCGCCAGGCATGGCCTATGCCGCCGACCCCCCCCTGCCCTATGCGACCATGCCACCCCCGCGCTCAAGCTCGGAGCTTGTGAGGCTAGGCCATGGGCTAGGGCGCCAGGCATGACGCGCGCTGGCCATGCTTAGGCTTGCTAATGCTTAGGGTGATAAATCGTTAGGCTACCTAATAGAATGTGAGCCTAAAGGTAAGGGGGCCTTCGAACCCGGTGGCCCGGGTGTGCGTATGTGTATAGGCCCCCCATCCAAATGGGACTGACTTTTTGACTTGTTGCCCCCACCCAAACGGGACAGCCCTACGAACATATTGCCCCGCCATCCCCCAGATTTTGGAAAATCCATTTTGAGATATTGCGGTCCCATGCCACAAAGCGTCACCAGTCTTTCTCCCGACCTCGGACTGGCTTAGCGGCGGGGCGTGGGCACAAGTCCCCCCGCCGCTCTTTTCACGAATATAAAACCCATGCTAAGCTGTCCTCAAAGCAAGAGGACGGCTGATGACACGTAATGCGCATACCTTTGTGAAGAACAGCGAGCCGGGGAAGAAACAGCCTGGCAGGCCCAAGGGCGTCCCGAACAAGACCACGGCGCTGGCGCGGGAAGCGATTGCGCGGTTTGTGGACGGGAACTGCGAGAACTTGCAGAAATGGCTGGACGAGATTGCGGATCGGGACGGCCCGCAAGCGGCGTTCAAGTGCCTGATGGACGTGGTGGAATATCACGTGCCCAAGCTCGCCCGGGTGGAGACGACGGGCAAGGATGAGGGGCCGATTGAGTACGTGGTGTCTTGGAAGACGGATGAATTGAGCGCCACGCCTTCTCAAAAGCTAATCAATGGCTGAGCGCAGGGTTATCTTGGACTATGTGCCGAGGGGCGCGTTCAAGGAATTCCACAATCGCAAGCAGCGGTGGGCTTGTCTGGTGGCGCACAGGCGGGCCGGCAAGACGGTAAGCGCGGTCAATGACATCATACGCGGCGCGTTCATGTGTCAGAGCCCAAATCCGCTCTTTGGGTACATTGCGCCGTACCGTAGCCAGGCCAAGAGCGTGGCATGGGACTATATCAAGCGGTATGCGGCTCCGATTACGAAGGCGGCGAACGAGGCTGACCTGACGGTGGAGTTGTATAATGGCTCCAAGATCCGGCTTTTCGGGGCGGATAACGCTGATGCGATGCGCGGTCTGGGCTTTGACGGCATCTACATGGACGAATACGGGGATTTCAAGCCAAGTGTCTGGGGACACGTGATCCGGCCGACGCTTTCGGACAAACAGGGCTGGGCGGTGTTCGGTGGCACGCCGAAAGGCAAGAATCAGTTCTGGGAAGTGCACCAGATGGCCCGACTGAACCCGAAAGAGTGGTTCAACCTGACTCTGAAAGCGTCCGAAAGCAAGATTTTGCCGCAGTATGAGTTGGATGAGGTCAAAAAGCAGATTTCTGAAGACCAGTACATGCAGGAGTACGAATGCAGCTTCGAAGCGGCCATTTTGGGGGCGTTTTACGGCATTGAGATGCGCGAGGCGACGGAGCAGGGACGCGTTGGAACGGTCGAATATGACCCGTCATTGCCCACTTACACGGCTTGGGACCTGGGATACCGGGATGACACCGCGATCTGGTGGTATCAGGTCATGCACAAGGAAATTCACGTCATCGACTATTACGCGGTGTCGGGTGCTGGCATTGACGAGATAGCCAAGGTGGTCATGAGCAAGCCGTACCACTACGGCAAGCACTATCTACCGCACGATGCACGGGCCAAGACGCTGGCGGCGCAGGGAAAGAGCATAATCGAGCAATTGGGCGCTCACCTGGGCATGACGAACATGGCGATTGTGCCCGAACTCAGCGTTCAGGACGGCATTCAGGCGGTCAGACAGACTTTGCCCCGGTGCTGGTTTGACGAGCTGAAGTGCCTGGAGGGAATCGAGGCGCTTAGGCAGTACCAGCGCGAATATGACGAGGACAAGAAGTCCTATCGGGCGTCTCCCCGACATGACTGGACAAGCCACCCGTGCCTTGTGGCTGGCACGATGATTGAAACCGCAACAGGATCGGTTGCAATTGAGGACATCAAGCCCGGAGACATGGTGGTGACGCCAGCCGGGCTGTCTAGGGTGCTAAATTCCGGCCCGACCAAAAAGACCAACGAAATCATTGAAATAAAGGCTGGATCTTCCTTTCTCAGATGCACACCGGAGCACAAAATATTCACGTCCAGGGGGCTTTTACGGGCCGACGCTTTGCGTAATACTGACCGCATCTTTAGCGGAAAGGAATGGCAATGCCGCCTGATTGGGTTGTTTTCAAGGGTCTCACCTATCGGCTTTCGGGACGCTATTACCGGAGAAATGTTTGGGGGAGCAAAGGCCCGTCGAACCTACACCGGGCTATCTGGGAAGACGCCAATGGGCCAATTCCAGACGGGCATCATGTCCACCACATTGACGGCGACACCTTCAACAATGTTCTGGCCAACCTCGGATGCGTGGAACGAAGCGAACACCTTCGCCAGCACACTCTTGAGCGGATTGCGGACGGATCACTCGCCCCACCAAACGCTGAAGCTCGACGCCTTGCCGCTGAATGGCACGCTAGCCCCGCTGGGCATGAGTGGCACAAACAGCATGGAAAGGATGGCTGGAAAGATCGGAAGTGGCATCCGAGAAATTGCGACTGCTGCGGTCAGCAGTATCTCACGCCTTATCCTACACGTTCCCGGTTCTGCCACGTCAATTGTAAGCAGCAGTTTCATCTCGCAAAACGGGGCGGAACAGTTGGTTTACGACCTAACCGTCGAAAAGAACGCCTGCTATCAGGCAAACGGAATCCTAGTCAGTAACTGCGACGCATTTCGGATGCTCGCCATCTCCTGGCGCAGCGAGCCCAGGGAGCCCGCACCTAGCTATGACCGGCCGCTTATTGTAGGACCGGGAAATATGGCTACACTCAATGATATGTGGGCTTCTAGGCCAAAAATCAGGAGAATTCGGATATGAGCGGCGTAAATAACCCATATCGCTACCAATACGAACATGTTGCCGCAAGCCAAACGGCGCAGGTTCTGGGTACGGCGGGCGCTGTTGGCGATTATATTCACCGCCTTGTCTGCACGGTCACGACTGGCGCGACGGGAAATGTTGTTATTGTTGACGGCGCGGGCACGGGCATTCTTACGCATACCGTTGTTCCTGCCAGTGCGTCCCTGGTCCCTGGATGTTACAGCATTGAAATGAACGTCGTGTCTGCCAATGGCGCGTGGAAAATAACTACCGGCGCTGGCGTTGAAGTCATGGCTGTCGGCATCTTCTCTGTTTAAGGACGTAGCCGATGGACATCGTGGCCCCGCCTTTGCAGAGATGGCTCAACGTCATCCATGCCTATGACAATGAGTTCAAGAAGTGGGATGCGCGGACCACGAAGATTATCCG